GCCTTATAACGCTCTAGGTATTGCCGATAGCATACATCGAGATTCAAAACGAGAGGTCCGATATTGTGCTCATCAGCGATTTGGCGCACTTGCGCCCGCCAACGTTCATATGGTTCTTCACCATGGTTGAACATTTCCCTAATGGAGCCGTCTAAATTGACTGCGGCTGCCATGTCGGGTGGTAATGTATCTGTAGCATTACAATGCAAGGATTTCATCATCGATCCTACATCAAGTGCTCCCATATACATACCAATGTGCTCGTTAAACACCGGCTTTCTTTTCAGAAAGTCAATCTCTTTTAAAGAAATGAGATCCGGTGCAGATGCAGATTTGTCAGCAGGGGTATACCCTATACCTACATCTTTGAAAACACGAGCTAGACTATTGAAGTGAACATACTTAGCAACATCCGGGTGAGGAGAGAATAAACTATCATCACCATAGAATGTGGCACGACATTTTTCGGAAAAAGTACCAGAAAAATTATGCTCTTTCTTCAGTCTATTGAAGACACAACGGTGATAAAGTGAATTTACAATTCCATTCACATACACAGTCATATTTTGGCCAGAAGGATTAGATCCTGTCATAACAATGGCATCACCATTATACGCTAGAACAGGGTTCGCAACTTCATTTGCGATCATATCCATCATACCGATGTCTTCTTCTGAATAATGCAATAATTCTTTAGCTATATCTCGCATTGCGGCGAAAGCTGCCAAAATTGCATCAGCTGACATTTCAGGTCATACTTGGAGAAATCTCCAGCAACAAAACCTGTTTGATCCCCATACACCTTGATATGTTCAATCAGTTCATGAAAGTCAGGACCGGAAGCATTAATGCCTACAGCCTGTTCACTCGTCAAAGGCAAATGTGACAGAGCAGCAGCAACTGGTAAATAATATTTACGAATTAAAATCTGCAATGTAACAGGAGCACATGTGAATACACGAACTTTAGTATTTTCAGAACCATCATCCTTGAATTGTTTGGTTATCTCATCTTTCAGAGACGTTTTGAAAGGTTGATATGAACGCACAGC